GGCGCTTCTTGGAGCGTCGGCGCTTGGTGCTGGCTTCGGATTGATTCTGGTAGTCGTCCCGCTGGGCCCCCAGCTGGGACAGGATGCGGTTGACCTGGCCGGCGGGCACGTTGCCGTAGACGTCTGGCGTCGCCCCTCTCCCCATGACTGCATATTGCTTCGCCGATATCAGGCCTCGCGACTGCAACAGCCGCTCGAAACCCTTTTTGCGGCGCTGGCCACCTTCGACTTCAGGCAGCAGATACTTCGCCGGCGGCGTGCCCTTGAAGGCCTCGTCGCGGATGTAGACCTCCGCAAAGGGGTCCTTCTTGGTCGCCTTGCGGTACATCGCCGCGTTCACCGTCAGCGGCGCCGGCCGGTCGAATACCTTGGGCGCGGTGCGTTTCCACCGCTCCCGGACCTCGAACGCCACAGCGTTGGCGGCCTGCATTGCCGCGTAGGGCAGCTGGCTTTTCTCGAGGTCCGTCAACTGGCGGTCGAGCGCCTTGTCGGCGTCGACCTCGATCTTGAGCTGGCTCATGGCCTCCCCGGGAGCCCGGCCTGCAGATGCAGACCGGGCCGGTTAATCAGCCGCCGGCGTTGCCGCCGCCGGTGGCCTTCAGCCGGATGACGGCGCGCGGTCGCGTGTTGATGTTCAGCGGGTTGGACTGGCTTTCCAGATCGAGGCCCTTGTTCATCCGCAGCGGCTCGGTCTTGCTGTAGTACGGCAGGCCGACACCCTTCACCGTCTCCATGTAATCCGCCGGCGCAAAGCGGGTGATGAACATATCCGGCACGTCCAGCGGGAAGGCCAATGCCTCACCAGCCGGGATGAAGGGACGGTCTTCTTCCTCGGTGGCCACCTGGCCGCCGACCACCTCTTCGAAGGTGACGCCACCGAAGGTGAAGCCCCGACGGGGGTCGTCGCGCAGCGCTTCGCCATCCTGCCAACGCGCGTAGGCGGCGACCACGTTGTCGTGGTCGATCAGCGCCTCGAAGAACTCGGGGCTGCAGAAGACGTGGATGCCGTTGTGGGGCACCTGGCCGAGTTCCTTCTCGATCGCCCGCTTGATGGCCAGAACCTTACCGCGGACCTTGGTACTCGCCGTGGTCAGGGACATGCCCAGCACGATCTGCTGAACGTTGAACTCCTTGTACAGGTCCCACATCACCGAGCCATCGGCGTCCAGGACCTTGCCGCTCAGCGCGCCCATCCGGTGATACTCGATGGTGTAATCCAGGTCACGGCGGTGGGTGAGCTGGTGCGCGTTGATCACGCTGGCCACGTTCTGCCCTTCCGGATCCGTCTCCGGAGAGAACACGTTGAGCAGGGTGTCGGCCATGATGGTCGAGCGCTGCGGCAGGTGGGCGGTCTGGAAGAGCTTGACCTTGCCGCGCTCCAGCGACTTGGGCTGAGCGGGTGCGCCGCGCGGCACGTTGGGCACCAGTACCAATTTGGTGCCGTTGATGCCGATCTTGACGATGTCGGTACCGACCAGGCCCTGTTCCTTGAACAGGCCGAGTTCGGCGATACGGGTCGGAACGCGCGGCAGGTTGTTGATGTGGGCGTTGAGCGAATCGAAGCTCAGCACGCCCAGGGCCAGAAGGGTCTGCAGATCCATGTGTGTCTTCCTCATGCCCCGCACTTGGCGGGGCTGGAGGTGTAACGACGACCGGAGGCGGTCAGGCGGTGATGACGATCTCATCGCTGGTCGCGGCGACCAGGCCGGCGGAAGTAGCGGTCAGGGTGTACGTTCCGGCCGCGCTGAACTCGACGGCATCCCAGGTGACCACGCCGTTGACTGCGGCCTTGGCGCCGCCGCCGCTCAGGGCGCCTGCGCCCGTCGCCTTGGCCAGGCTCACGCTTGCCGAGCTGCCGGTCACCAATGCACCGAAGACATCGGTGATGTGGGCAACAACTTCACCGGCGGGCTCACCTGCCGCGGCATTCAACGGCACATCGACGAACACCAGGTGGTGGGCGCTGTTCGAGCTGATCGGACGCGAGGTCCAGCGCACAATGATGCCCGACTCGGCCAGGCTGGCAGCAGCCAGCAGGCGCTGATCACTGCCGGTGCCCGGGGCCCAACCCAGCAGCTCGCCGTGCACCTCGGCGTCGCGAGCGACCGCCGCACCCTTGACGGCCAGGTTGTCCGGATCGCTCCCGGTGTCGACCTGGCCATACAGCACCTTGACGGCATCAGCTCCGCTACCAGCCTTCGTGTTGTCGGCTTTCAGCAGGGTGCCCGCGGCGAGAATGCCCTGGCCGGCGGGAATGTGGATCAGCTCCCGGCTGCGTTCGCCGGCAGCCTCGGAAAGCAGGAATTGGGCGTTGCGGACGCCATCGCGGTTGATTTCCATCAGTTGCCTCGCATTTTGTAGATGGTGGTGGGATTGAGCGACGCCTTCACAGCGGCGGCGCGTTTCTCGGCGTCCGGCGCCGGGAGAGTGGTCACGATCTGCGTGGTGCGCCCTTCTTCCGCTTTCAGGGCGATCAGCTGGGCACGCACCGCAGCCAGATCGGTGTTCGATTTGATGTAGTTGCCCGCCAGGCTTTCGCCGCCGGTCATCGCCGCGGCGCATGCGTCGCGCACCGCAGTGGCATATTCCAAGGCCGCAGCTACGTCCTCACCTTGCTGCGGGCCGCGCTGGATCAGTGCCAGGCCGATCCCCGCAGGCAGCGCGCTGGCGGCAACAGCAGTTGCAAGCGTTTCGGCGGTCGCCGCCGGCGGCGCATCCGCGTGGGAAGCATCCGGCGTCGGCGACGGCTCATGCGCGAGCTGCTCCAGAAGGGTCTGCCCATTGCCGGTGACCACCTTGAACCCGTCGGCGGTCACCATGACCTGGGCCGTGGCTTCCGGCTCTGCTGCAGCATCGTCGGCTGCATTGGCGTGCTCTACGGGCGCCGGCACGTCGCGATGGCCAAGCTCGGCCACCAGCTCGTCCCAGGTACCGAGGCGGCTTGCAAAGCCTGCATCGACCGCCAACTGCCCGCGGTAGGTGGCGGCTTCGGTCGCTCGCACAGCTTCTTCGCCCAAGCCGAGGTTGCGCGCTACCGTCTTGACAAACAGGTCGTGGAGCAGCTCCACATCTGCCTGGGCCTCCGCCTTCGCTTCATCCGTCAGCGCAAAATTCGGGTTGAAGTCGACCTTCCTGGCACCCGCGTAGATGGGGGTGACCTTCACCCCGATTTGCTCGTTGCCCTTGCTCCAATCGTGGTGGTACGCGACCACGCCGACGGACCCGGCGCCGCCGGTACGGCTCACCCAGATCACATCGCAGGCGCTCGCGATGGCATATGCCGCCGAGTACGCGTAATCGTCGATGAGCGCGTGCAGGGGTTTGCGGCCACGTGCCTGGTAGATGCGATCCACCAGGTCAAAGCAGCCAGACGCCATGCCGCCCGGCGACTCGATGCGCAGCACGATGGCGCCGACACTGTCGTCCTCGAGCAGCTCGTCCAGCTTCTCGCGTACCGCTGCGTAGCTCACCGGACCACCACCACTAGGACCGGGCATCGGCCGGTTGACCAGGCCACCCGTGATGTTCAGCACTGCGATGTTCTCAGCGGCGATCACGTCGGTGCGCAGCTCGGTGTCTGCGCTGGTCACGGCCCCTTCCAGGTAGGCGCCAATCAACGCCTCACCCATCGCCGGATGTACCAGCAGGGGCTGGTTGAGCGCGGCAGTAGCGAGCGAGGCCACGACAGGGTGCTTGCTGCGGCCGAACAGCCGACTCAACAGCCCAGGCTTATTGGTCATCATCATTTCCTTCATCGGTGGCGTCGTTTCCGGCGCCGGGAGACTTGTTGCTGGACTGGCCAGTACCGCTGGAGTTGGTGCGCCGAGGATCGCTGTCGAACGTCAGACCCAAGCTGTCGGCACGATCGTTGTCGGCAGCGATCTCAGCGTCGACCTGCTCGGGGTCTTCGCCAGCGCCCAGGACCACCTTCGTACGGGACTTGAAGCCGGCACGAACGGCCTTTGATTCGGCACCCACGTCCTGCACGGGATGGCTCCAAGGCCAGCCCTCGGGCACCCACAGGGTCTCGGTGACGTCATCGCGCAGTTCGGCGTAGCCGGGCACGTTCAGGGCGCCCACCAGCACGGCCTGGTCAAACCAGGCGTCGCGAATTCGCTGGCAAAACATCGGGATCATGAACAACCACTGGTCCTGCTCGATGACCCGCCGGAACTCGTTGAGGATGAGGCGCAGCGCGCGGTCGGATACCCCTCTCAGGTCCCCGGTGAGCACCTCATACGGCACGTCCTGACCAGCCGCGATCGCCATCAGGTGGCCGCGCAGGAATTCTGCGTAGTCCGAGCCCGCGCTCGGCGGCTCGGCGAACTTCACGTCATAGCCTGGCGGCAATTCCTGCATGGTCGCCGGTTCCAGGCCGCCCAACGGCGTGCCGTCGGCATCCTCGCCGCTCTGCAGGTCGCCGACCATATGCGTGTCACCGTCCCCGTCGGGGGACTCGGGCACCGTGTAGAAGCCGGCGAACAGGTTGGCGATGGCCTGCCGCTCGAGTACCGCATCGTCCAACCTGTCCAGGTTGAACATCCGTAGCAGGGTGGCGGCCGAACTGGGCACGCCTCGCATAGCGCCGGCGCGGCTGGGCCGGTAGAGGTGAATCACCTGCTCGGCTGGCACGCGGACAAGTTCGTTTCCATCCACCGCTACCTGTGCATCGCCCGGGTGCTCTCGGAACATCCAGTAGGCAACTCGGCGACCGATGCGGTCAAACTCGATTCCGTGTCGGATGGCGTTGCCGTTACTCGCCACGCTGTTGAAGTACTGCGGGCATTGTTCCGACTCGATCAACTGGACCTGCATGGGAACGGGCAGTCCATCCTCTGCCCGACGGTAGCGGATGCGTGCGAACACCTCGCCCGCCTCCTTCCATTCCCTCCAGGCCAACGCCTGCAAACCGCCCCAGTCCAGCACGCCGTCGGCATCGCTGTACTTGCTCCACCTCTTCCACAGGCTAGCCGCTCGCGCCTTGAACTCCGGATTGCCCCAGATCGCCTTTGCCTGGATCCCCGTGGCAATGCCGTTGGACACGCTCTTGTTGAGGGCACTGACCATCCACGGGTCGTTGCGGGCCAGGTGCCGCGCCCGCGCCAGCAGGGTTGGGAGGCCCAGTAGCGCCGCATTCGGGCCCAAGGACATCGGGCGGAACATGCGCAGGCGCCGGCCGTTGCCGGCCGCACGGTAAGTTCCCTCGGCAGCGTCAGACATTGCCGGTCCCCGATTGGAAGAGACGGATGGTGCGTCGACGGGGCTTTGCTCCGGTGATGGCCGACACCTCGCCACGCATCTGCCGAAGCACGCGCCTCATGGCGTCGAGGCTCTGGTAGGTGACCGTGCGGTCGGCGTATCGCACAGTCAGCACACCGGATGCGATCGCCGCCTCCAGGGTTGCCACCTGCTCTTTCGTGAATGCCATATCAGCGTCCCAAGTACTTACTGCGGATGACACGACGTGGGCGCGCGCGCGGCGCAAAGGCCGCGCCGGCATCGCCGACGACCACATCAGGGTTGTTGTCCCAATCCGCCGCCCAAAGCGGCGGCGCGTCCCACCGGATGGCCGGGACCTTGAGCCAAAGGGCAAGACCTTCGGAGTAGCCGGTGAGGTCGAATGCTTCGTTGCGGCGTCCAGCCAGGTTCCTCCAGCCGTTTGGCGTCCGCGTCTCGGCGGTCAGTTCCGCGAAGAATGCTTCGGGCAGCCAATCGGGGAAGTGGTAGTAGCCCGGGCCGGGCTCTGCCCGCTTGATGTTGGCGTCAACGGTGTCCTTCAGCCGATCGACGTTGAGCAACAGCTGTGGAACGTCACCGGCGGACCCGGATTTGCGATCCTTGCGTTTGCGGCTATCGGGGTAGGTTTCGCGGAACAGTGCTCCGCTGCGGTTGGCATCGCCCTTCACCAACCGGACCCGTGCATGCAGCTGCCGCGCCTTCAACGAACGCCAGAATTCCAGCGCGCGAATCGACGTCCCCGATTTTCCGCCCCAGTCGATGCCGACCGCACGTACCGGAATGGTGCGGCCAGTTTCATCGTTCAGCGGGTATCGGCGGCCGATCACCTTCTCTACCAGCCGCTCCCAGTCCTCCAGGTACTTTGGGGGGTCCAGTGGCAAGAAGCCACCCGATCCGTCCTCACGCTTGGACGTACGCAGCGTGAAGGAGTCAACCACCCAGCGCTCAAGGTCTCCGTTCTCGCCTACGCCGTAGCCCAAGACGAGCACCACGAACCGGTTTGCCTGCACGTCGACCGTCGCGATCAGGAAGCGAACACCCCCAGGTACGGTGTTGGCCGGCCAACCTTCCGCGCGATCGCTCATCTCGTTGGGATCGCTGGAAGAGCGCGCCGCCATCGGGACGTAGTTGATTGCACCATCGACGTTGTGCGTGGTCTTGAGCGGGCGCTCCTCGCCCGTCGTCGCGAACGTGCGCAACGCCTGCAGGTAGCGCTCTATCAGCGATTCCCACGACTGGTAGGCGGCCGCCACACCTCCAAGCCAGTAGCTCGCGATGCGTGTCTCCAGCGCCTCTCCGACCACTGTGCCGTCTGGGTAGACGATCTGGCCTTCGGCCGCCCACACGCCGGCCTGGTTCATATCGTCTTTCCATCGATGTTCCAGACCAACGCCGCACCGCGGGCAGTGCAGCAGCGAGTACCGGCGCGCCATCTGCTGGATGTCGTCGACCTGTACCCGCTCAAGCAGCTCTTCCATCGGCGGCAGCGCGAAGCCCTCGTATCCCGGCGCGGCGATGAATCGCTCACCGCATTCCGGGCACGGCCAGTACCAGCGGCGCCGATCGCCACGTGCGTACAAGGCGGCGATGCCGGCCGCCGGCGGGCCCTGGTGTGCGTGCGCCGGCTTCCAAGCCCCGTCGGTGTAATCCGTGGCCGGGCTGGACTCAGCGACCACCATGCCGGCCGACATATAGGTCTGCGTGCGCTTCAGGCCCAGGCCGAAGCACTCATCGATCGTCAGGTCGCCGGTGTAGTTATCCACGTCCGTCATCAGGACGTCGTGGATGTCCTTGCCCGACAGCACCGACACCGAGGGCCAACCCATGCGCAGCGACATTCCCGACCGAAAGAACTTCAGCAGGATGTTGTCGTCGTGGGCGCGCGGGCTCAGCCTGGAGCGTAGTTCCGGACTGGCGGCGATGCTGCGGGCGATACGGGTCTTGCTGTAGTCCTCGGCCGCATCCTTGGACATCTGCACAACCATGGCGTCGGCCGGGTTGCAGGTGATCAGGTAGGCAAGGCGCGCATCGATCAGCGAGATGGTCTTGCCCGAACGTGCAGGCCCTATGAACACCACTGCTTCGTAATGCCGGCTGCCGGTCGTATCCAGCGGCTCGACCATGTAGGGCGTGGTGTCCGGATCCCAGGAACCGGCGGCGCCGGCGGCATTGGCCACCTGCAGCACCCGTGCACCTTCGCTCACCCTGATCCGGCGCGGCGGCCGGATCATCTCGGCAACGCCTTGG